CTATCCCGCGTTCTGATCGGTCAAGTTTCGGTTGGCCTCGTCGTACTCGGGGCTGGTCTGGCCGCTCTCGGGTGCAATTTTCCCGCTGACCAGCCATAGAGCGTATTCCGGCGCGATATCAACGATGACCTTGATGTCATCTTCATTGACCCGCCGTCCGCCTTTTCTCAGCGCGTACCACTTTTCTCGGTCGATACCGCTCAGCTCTTCCAGCTTCTTAGCTGTGAGCTTCTTATGCTCAAGAATAGCGACTATGCGCTCTCTCATATTTCTTAATCGTCTAAAAGGCCGGCAATTATTGCTAGTCAACCTTGTCCGGCTGCCTATAATCGTCAGTATGAAACCGGCAAATATTGCCGACTAATGGTTTCACCAACAAAGACCAACATAGTGCAACAAAGGCCACTCCGATGGAAGGAATCCCCCTGACGCTGAAAGACCTTGTGAACCCGCCGCCGATGATGCCTTGGCGCGAGTTCGCAAACTGGATTCGCATGAGTGAAGACCACGACACCGTTCGCGGCTGGATGCGCAACGGCTACCTCCCCCACCTCAAGGTCGGCCGCCACGTAATGGTCAACGTCGCCTTGCTGACCAAAAAGCTTATGGAAGAGGAGTGGGTCGAATGATTGCCCAGCTAGCGAAAACCTCCGCTCTGATGCTCTGCCAGGACTGCCTGCACGTTCGCCCGTACAGCGAGGCAGGCCACTTCGGTGATTACCGCTGCGACTGCGGTGGCGACTTCTGCGGCTGCACCAGTTGCAACGACTTCGCCCACGGCCAGGGCGCCGACTTCGAAAAGCGCCAAGCGCTGGAGGCGACCAGTGAAAAGCCTGAGCCAGTACGTTCGCCAACCGCACGCCGACAACTGCGACTGCTCTGTGTGCTGGTCCCGACGCGCGATGGTTCAACCCGCGCCCTGCCAGTCCACACCCTGCACCGAGTGCCGCCCCGTGTCGGTCCTAAAGGTCGATGGTCGCTGGAAGCTGACGCCTGCCTTCATCTGCGCGAAACACACCCCAAGCGACCGACCGCCCAAGTACTGGCACGTTGTGCACGACACCGGCAAACCAACGCCCTTCGTGCCCCTGCGCGAACCGTTCGAGCTGGTGGGGTGATCGCATGATTGCTGAATGGATCAACTCGATGGAGGCCGTCCTAGAGGGCTTGGTAATCCTGCTGCTGCAGGTCATGTACCTCTTCGTTCTGGCTGCCTGCGCCGTGGGCATGGTGGCTGTGCTTTTCCTGCCCCTGATCATCCTTTACTGCAAGTATCTGGACCGCCTGGAGGCTTTAGCCAAACAGCGCCCCCCTGCAGACCCGCGCCTAGCCAACGCCCAGGCGGAAACACGCGGCTTCTTAAAAGGCCTGACCGCCGCGCTCGTTGCTATGTCGGTCAAGGGCCGCGCTCCCGGCTCGTCGGATCACGCTTCACCGATCCGGCGAACGGAAGCACGGGCGGAGCGCACCCTTGAACACCCACCACCCTGAATAGCCTCCGCTCGTGAGTGTGGGGCAGCTCCACCGCCCCGCGCTCCCGAGCCCTCGGCGGCAAGAGTGGGATGACAAGGGCAAAGCCCTTGGTGTTGAACCAAACCCGCTGCACCAGCGGCGCTAACTGAAAACCTCGGCAAGTCGAGAACCCCACCCGGGCAAAAACGAGAAGTTTGCCCGCGTGGACCCGCTCGGCCTGCTGAAAGGCAAACCCGCGCAATACCGCGCAACCAAGCGAGGAAACACAAGATGGCACGCACCACTATGGAACTGGCATTCATCAGCGCTGAGCGCGTGAAGTTCGACAACGTGGATCTGGTGAAGCTGTACCTGGGCGACGAACCGGACGGCGAAAAGGACCTGGGCGTCTCCCTGCTCTCGATGCAGGTAGCCGAAAGCGCCCTGGACGAAGTGTGGGCCTCCTGCAAAGGCCTCGATGTGCTGGAGACCGTCCGCGTCACCGTAGAGATTGATCGCGGCTCCAAGAACGCGGGCAAGTTCATCGTCCTGCACGTCGAGTCCGCCAAGCCTGCTCAGGCCGGCAAGCCTGCTGCCCCGCAAGGCACCCAACAACAGCCCAAGCCGACCGGCACCCAGCCGGACGCGGCCAAGGCCTGACGGGAGGGCGCCGCCGTGCTGATCGTTGATCGCGTGCTGTGCGACTGCTGTGGCCAGCCCATGGGCCAGCTCTACAACCAGTCCGCCCCCCAGCCCGACCTGCTGCCCGATCTGAACAAGGCGCCCGACCTCGTTATCTGCCCCGACTGCATCGCCATGGCTGAGGTCATCCGCGACCCCAGCTTGGCGGAGTAAGGGGGCGCCATGAATTTCATTGTGTGCGACGGCGTATGGGAAAGCGCAGGCCAAACCCCGGTTTGTGTCGGCACCCTCTCCACCGTCGCGCTCAGTGAGATAAGCCCGACCGGGCTAACCGCTGAAGACCATGCACAGATCCGCGAACACGCCCTGGTGCTGTTCGCCATCGTCTTCGGCGCTCTCGTGCTGAAAAAGGCACTCAACCTGTAGGAGACACACCCATGCAAAACCTGAAAGTCCTGCGCCGCTCGCTCGGTGCCGCCGCCGCTGTTGGCCTGCTGGCCGTACAGCAAGCCCATGCTGCCCTGCCGGAAGGCGTCGAGGCCGCTTTGACCGCTGCCAAGACCGATGGCGTCGAGGTCGCGGGCATCGTCCTCGGCGTGATCATCGCCATCGCTGCCTTCAAGTTCATCCGCCGCGCGCTGTAAGGCCGGCTGCAACCAACCAGCCCGGTAACTCGTTATCGGGCTTTTTCACATAAGGGCTTTTCATGGACGCCAACATGCTGACCACGATCATCATCGTTATGGCGTTCTGGGCTCTGTTCTTTGGGCGGCTGTGAACATGGCTCAAGCGCTCTTTCGCCTGCCTCTGGCGGCCCTGTTTTTTCTGATTACAGCGAATGCCTATGCCGTTGTTTTCGACGACATCAATACAGTTCTTACCCCTCACCCTCACTATTACTGGACTGTTTCTTCGAGCGGCGCTGGCACGAAGTACTCAACCGCTCGTTTACTTTGTCAGGCCGTTTACCCTGCTACTGGTGACTGGGGTGCGGGTGCTAGAGCTTTAGCGTCTAACACTGCTATGTGCATGCATGGTTGCGTTAGCGGTTGGTGTGATATCGGCAAAGTTGTTTATGTCCGTAAGCGCACATGTCAGGCAGGTCATTCTCTAGACCCTTCCGGTTCTTGCGTGCCTAACCCTGAACCCGAACCGGAACCCAGCGCCTGTGAAAGCAAAGCAGGTACCAGCTTTGCCTTCATGGCCAGCCCACCAGAGGGCCAGCTTAGCCTGCCCGGTGAGTACATTTGCGACAGCGGCTGCCGTGCCACCTGGAACAGTGGTTCGAATGGCGGTTGTGCCAACAACGATCAAGGTATCCGGGCCTGCTTTGGTATCGGCACCTATACCGGCGGTGACTGCCAGACCGGCGACACCCCGACCGGCACCGGCACCCCGCCACCCGATCCGACAGACCCCACCACGCCGACAGATCCAACTGATCCGACCGACCCGGTCGATCCCACTGATCCCTCCAACAACTGCGGCCCTGGCTATAGCTGGTCGGGCACAACCTGCGTACCCACCAACCCAACAGATCCGGACAACCCTGGCGACGGGGATGGCGATGACGACAACACCGGCGGCGGTAATAACGGTGGCGGCGGCAACGTTGGCGGTATCGGGGATGGCGATGGTGACGGCGATGGTTCCGGTAGTGGTGACGGGGACGGCAACGGTAACGGCAATGGAAACGGCGACGGTGATGGCGAGGGAGAGAACGAAGAAGGCAATGACTCCGTCTCGGGTGAAAGCTGCACCGCCGAACTCGTCTGCGAAGGCGACGTGATCCAGTGCGCCATCCTGCGCAAAAACAAAGAGCAAGTCTGTCAGTGGAAGTACGACAGCGAAGCTCAGGCACAAGTCGAGTCCACCCTGAGCGGTCCCGACTACCAGCTAGAAGAGCATGACATTGCCGTCAGCGGCCTGTTCAACGAAGCCCTCAACCGGGGGCGCTGGCTGCCACAGTCCTGCCCAGCGCCGCAAACCTTCAGCGTCATGGGGCGCAGCTACTCGCTGAGCTGGGAGCCCGCTTGCCGCTTCGCCCTGGCCATCGGGCCGCTGATTGTCGCCATGGCCTCCATCTTCTTCGCCGTCACCATCGCTCGCGGAATCAAGGGGTCTTGATATGCCACTACTGCTACCACTGCTCGCCACCTTCCTCGGCTCCATCGTCTCCGGTCTGGTCTTCCGGGCGTTGGCTTCCCTGGGCTTTGCCTATATCGCCTATGTCGGCATCGGCCAACTGATCGACACCGTCGACGGCTATATCAAAGGCCTGTTTAGCGCGATCCCGGCACCGGTTGCCGCCATCCTCGGCATGGCCAAGGTCGATGTGGCCATCAACATCATCATCGCCGCCGTCATCGCTCGCCTGATGCTGGCCGGTATGGACCGCATCACCGGCACCATCACCGGCCTTGCCCTGCTCAACAAGGCGGGTGGCTGATGTTCGTCCTGCGCACGGGTCTGCAGGGCAACGGCAAGACCCTCAACACCATCAAAGAAGTAGACGCCAAAGCCGCAAAAGAAGGCCGCCCGGTCTACTACCACAACATACGTGGCTTCGATCCAAACGCCGAAGTGCTCGAGGCCGTTTGGCAAGAATTCGATGATCCGCAGAAATGGCACGAGCTGCCGCAGAACGCCATGATCGTCATCGACGAAGCGCAAAAGTTCTTTCGGGTACGCCCTGCTGGCTCAGCCGTCCCTGCCTATGCCAGCGCCCTGGAAACCATGCGCCACCGCGGCCATGAACTGCACTGCATCACCCAGAACCCCGGCTTGATCGACACCCACTTCCGCAAGCTTTGCAACTCGCACATTCACTACGTGCGCGGCCATAAAGGCCCGGTGGTCAAACGCTGGGAGTTCGAGCGCGTGAACATGGACGTCGAGAAGAAAAGCGACTTCAGCGAAGGCCAGGCCACCCGCGTACTGCTCGATAAGAAATACTTCGGCGTGTACCAGTCAGTCGCTGATGGCTCTGAACACCACATGAAGTTCAAGCCGCCCCGGGCGCTGTTCGTCCTGATCATCTGCGTCCTGGGCATCGGCTACTTTGGCTATGGCGTCTATGAACGACGCATTGCGCCGCCCACGCCAACACACGAGCCAGCAACAGACGCGCGCGCAGCCACACCAGCGGGATCACCCGTCACGCAGCAACCACCCCAGGAGGGGCCAGAGCCGTTATCAACAGAAGATTATGTCTCCCTGCGGGTGCCACGTATTCCAGACGTCCCCAGCTCGGCGCCCATCTACGACGAAATCACCCGGCCCGTGACCTATCCGCAGCTCTCCTGCCTGCATACCTCCGATCCGGACCTGCTGGCCAGGAACCACAAGCGCTTCACCCTCGGCCATCTGGATAACAAGGTCTACGGCTGCCGCTGCAACACCCAGCAAGGCACCCGAGCGGTGGTGTCCTTTGAAGCCTGCATGGCCTACGTCAACGAAGGCGCCTTTGATCCGGCCAAGCCTGACCGACTTGCACTGGAAGGCCAGTTTCAGCAGCCCGCCACAACACAACCCCGGCAGCAACCCGCCTCCAACCTGAACGGCTACGGCTCCGTAGGTGGCGTTCATAACGTCAGGGGGCGATTCCAATGATTGCCAGCACCACGGGCTATCAGTCGGCGCAGCAGATACGTAAAGCCATGCGCGGCGGCGTGGTTGCGTGCGAGGCACGAGCGCGCGTGTGCGCCGCTGCGCGGGCGCTGACGTCCCTGTAGCACGTCAGATAAACCAAGGTTAAACGTGTCGATTCGGCACTATTTGGAGCATTAGAAAATGGCAGTTAAAGACCAACTCCGTGTTGATCGTGAGTTCAAAAAGAGCCCAACCGGTAGGCTGTTTTTCGACAGCATGACCGCTCGGATAACTGACCTTTCCAACGTCCGAATCCTGGCCTGCAGCGTTGATACCGTCCGCCAGCTCTATCGCGGGCTGATCCGCCCGGAAATCATGAGCCTCTTCGACAAACCCGGCACCATCGTTGATTTCGCTGGCCAGCGCTGGCACTCGGGTCGCGTCAGCAAGGATTCCGGGTACCAGTACAAGCTGCAGAACGCTGACCTGGGCATCATCCTGCTGGTGAAGAACTTCAACGCCAAAATCGAGAATATCGGCCCTCACCTGAAAATCGAGGTGTCTCCGCATGCCATCGACCAGTTCTGCCCCGAGCGCCTGCAGGAACGTCTGGACTACTACGCCGACCACGTGCTTACCAACATCGAGCGTAACCAATGCGCTGTCCACCTCGCGCTAGACCTGCAGGGCTGGCAACCGCCCGCCGATTTGGTCGCCCGCATGCACTGCCGCGCACGCGCCGCCCGTGATATCTCCGGCATCAAGGAAATTCAGTGGACGCTGGAGTCTGCCACCTACGGCAAAGGTCAGTCCTACCTGTTCGGCTCCGCTGGTGGCGTCCAGCTCGGTATCTACAACAAGACCGAACAGGCCCGCGCCATCGACAAGCTCGACTACTGGGAAAACGTCTGGAAGCGTCGCGACAGCTTCGACGAAGCCGACCCGGACAACTACAACCCGGAACAGGACGTGTGGCGCGTAGAGCTGCGTTACCACCACTCAGTGATCCAGCAATTTGCCTCCGGCTCGTTCGATCTGCAGACCAGCCAGATCATTGAAACCAACAGCTATGCCGCCTTTGCCCCGCACCTAGACGGCCTGTGGCGCTATGGCCTGCGTCAATTCAAGCTGCTGGCTCGTCCTGGCTACTTTGAGCCCATCTGGACACTGATCCGTGACGATGTGCGCGTGGATCTGCCGGTGGACTCCCTGGTGGATGACACCGAGTACAAGCGCCAATACAAGACCTCGCGGGGCTTCTCGGGGAAGAACGTCGAGCTATTCCTGGGAAACTTCGTCAGCCTGCTGGCACGGGAGCGAGTGGGCGCTAGAAAGGCTTTCTACCGGCTCAAGGATTGGGAATGCTGGCCGGTGATCCGCGACCACTATGCCGCCAAAGGCATGGATGAAGACGGGTTGTATAAGCACATCAAGGGAATCCTTGAGGAACGGCATGTGCGTTGGGGGCGTGCTGTCTGATGGCTATCGAGCAACTGCCTGACGGTCGCTGGAAAGTCGACGTCGAACCCATCAAGGGCCGGCGCTTCCGCAAGACTTTCAAGACCAAAGGTGAAGCCCAGCGTTTCGAAGCCACCTGCAGGGCAAATTGCATCGAGTCGCCCGCTTGGACGCCCAAGCCGAAAGACCGTCGCCGCCTCTCCGAACTCTGCACCCGCTATCACGAACTGCACGGCCATGCCCTGGCTGACGGTGCTGCGATCCTTCGCACCCTGCAGAACTTGGCCAAAGACCTGGGCGACCCCATCGCGGTCAAGCTCACCGGCAATGCCTTCTGCGAAACACGCAGCGAGCTGCTCAAGGCCGGCATTCAAGGCAAGACCATGAATAACCGGCTCGGCTACCTGAAAGCTCTGTTCAACGAGCTGCACCGCCTGGGCGATATCGACTACCCGAACCCGCTGGCCAACGTCCGCCCGCTACGCCTGCAGGAACGCCCTATTTCCTTCCTCTCGACCTGCCAGATAGCCGAACTGCTCGAGGCCCTGGATGACCGTACGACCAGCCCAGGAATCGGCCTGATCGCTCGCGTCTGTCTGAGTACGGGTGCCAGGTGGGGAGAAGCCCAGGCGCTGACACCTGAGCGAGTGCGAAACGGCATGGTGACCTTTGCCAACACTAAGTCGAAGCGAACCCGGTCGATTCCTATCGATAGAAAGCTGGAAAAGGCCCTGCAGATCTACTTCAAGCGTCACGGCCTGTTTACCAACTGCATGCTGACCTTTAGCCGTGTGCTGGATAAGACCTCGATCAAGCTCCCGGCCGGCCAGGCCACGCACGTGCTACGGCACACCTTCGCCAGTCACTTCGTTATGCGGGGCGGGAACATCCTGACGCTGCAGAAAATCCTGGGGCATACGTCGCTGGCAATGACCATGCGCTATGCGCACCTGTCGCCGGACCACCTGCAGGATGCTTTGACCTTGAATCCGCTTTTCGACACTTCTTCGACACTTGCCGAAAGCTGA